GAGGCCGATCCACGGTTCTAGCTCGTCCCGCAAGGCCTTCAAAGCCTCCTCCGGCCCGCCAGGCATTTCCAGTCGCCAGGGCGTGGCGAGGAGCGCCTCCCGGCGCGTTTCTATTGCGCCCGAAATCTCGTCGTCGTACAGCATCTTGGCGAGGTCGCCACGGTGAAGCCCGTTTTTCTCAAGAATGTGATCTGGGTCCGGGAGTGCGGCGAGGAGCGCGGCGAACGCCTCATCAGTGGCGATCTCTTTGCGCATACGCGCCATGGTTGGCTGGCTATTCATCGTTTTGTAACACCCTGTAGATTGTTCGGGCGGTTAACCCGTAGCGCGCCGCGAGGGCGTTGTGGCTCATGCCTGATGCTCGGTCCCCCCGGATGTTCTCGTCCCGGATTTTACGCATTAGCGCTTCCATTCTCGGCACAGGGAGCGACCGGCCGCCGAATAGCGAAATTATATCGCGGGCGGGCCGCTCGCCAAGCTCACGGCACAACAGGCACCCCGGCGAATAATGCACCGGGATTGAAACGGAAATCCCCCCGAAACGACGGCAGAACGCCACCGCCACGTTGACCCCGGACACGGTGGCGATTTGTTGGGCCACCGGGGGCAGGTCCTCGATGTGGATCATGCCGTCAATCTCCTCGTTGCGCCCCAAGCGGCGGCGGGCTTGTTGGATGTCCATCCGAGCGCCTCGTGCGCGAGAGACATCGCGTCGATTTGGTCGTCGAAATCCCCGACGTTGAAAGCGAGAAGCTCCTCAAGAAAATAGTCGGGGAGACCTGTGTTGTGGATGACGAGGCCCTCCTCGTAGCGCGACGCCATCGGAATGAATCGCGTGTATTTATCCTTGTCCGGCGTAACGCCGCGAACCGGGAGCGTGGTCGTACGCAAAAGCTCCTGCACTACAGCGGCTTGGTACTGCACTTTTTCGATGGCTATCGCCTTAGGGTCCCATTTTCGGGCCATGTCCGCGATGAACCGGAGCACCTCGTTGAAGGTCCCCCGAATCCGGGCGACATCGAGGACCCACACCTTTCCGTTGGAATCCAGGCCGAGGACCGCCGCCGCCGTCCAGTCGGCTGTCGCCTTGGTGCTTATGGCAAGGTCAACGCCCATGGCGATTCTCAGCAGGGGCGGGGCCTCGCGGGTCTGCAACCACTCCCGTCGAACCACGGTCCCGGTAAAATCGACGAACTCCGCAAGGTATTCTTGCCGGAACACCAGTTCCGGCAAATCGCGCCGGGCCTCGTCGATCTCGTCCGGATCGATGAACGGGTTGGCCGCTGTCGGGAGTTGCCACCGCGCCCAACTGCTCTTGGCCTCCGCCTCATCGTAGAACGCTGAAAAATCGTTCCGCCCTTTAGGCGTCGAGAAAAGCCACGCCTCGCCGCGATAGTCGGTGAGCGTCGGGCGTATAGATTCTTCCCACTTTCCTCGGAGGCCCCGCACGATGGCGGCCTCATCGATCACGATGCGCCCGTATTTTCGGCCACGGGCCGGGTCTTCTCCGTCCAGCGTCCAGAACTCGACAACGCCGCCCGTTTTTAGCTCAATCCGCCGATCCTGTTTGTTCGTCTTCGCGATCAACGGCCGGAGAATTTGATTAGCCTCGCTCCATACTTCGGTGAGGTATTTGTACGTCGGCGCGAACCACGCAACCGGATACCCGTGGACGGCGGAGAACGGTGCGCGGGCCGAAATAAGGTCTATCCCGAATTTTGTTTTGCCGAACCGCCGACCGCAGCACGCCACATTGAACCGGCGCGACTCCCGAAGCATCCGGCGCTGAGAAGGATGCGGACTCGGCAACCGGATAACGACCCCCGACACGTCAGCGAATCCCCGCGAATTTGTGCATCTGTAGCGATAGGCGGAGGCCTCCGCCGCGCGTTACCCGGTCAACACATAACGCCGTCAATCGCGCATTGGCGCTAACCGGCTGAATGTACACCGGGCGGGCGGCCCCGTACTCAGCGAGAAGCGCGTCGGCGCGATCTAAGTCCGACTCCCGAGCGATAACGATCTTGATCTCGTTGGCCCGCTCGAGCACGGAACCCAACACTTGAAACCCGCCGGGCATGTTGTACTTTGGCGATACCGTAACCCATGTTTTTTGGTCGCACTCGATCCCATGCGTCCCAGATGTCTCAACCTGTACCGTTCGCCCACGGAGGCGCGCGCCCTCGGTCAACGGCCGAAGATCGTAGAGCGCCGGCTCGCCCCCCGTTATGACGACCATCGCGTCGCCGAAGTCGTCAAGCTGGGTGACCGCCTCGAGGATGTCGTCGGCGTACATCATTGCGTGGTGGGAACTGTCCCGGTCTTTGAGGAGGACATCAGGGGGCTGGACCCTGTCCTCCCCCAGCACCGGCCATGTGTGCTTGGTGTCGCACCATTGACACCCGACCGGGCACCCCTGCAACCGAACGAACACCGCCCGACGGCCCGCGTGGACCCCCTCGCCCTGGATCGATAGAAACACCTCGTTGACGGGATACCTCATCCGGCGGCCCCTCCGGAGTAGGACGCCGAACACTTGCGCGTCTCCTCGATCTCGCACTTGACCAGTGCGACCCCGGTGCCCCGGAGTTGCTCCGGCCCGACAACCTCGACCAAATATTCGGCCATGTTTTCCGCCGTTGGGTTAAACGGAACAGCGACGACCGACCCGTAAGCGGCATCGCATAGTCTGTAGAACTCCGGGTCCTGATCCCAGAGCAAGAGTTTGTGGTCCCAGTTGTCTTCCAGCCACATACACAACCGCGCTTTAATCACGCCGAAGTCCACGACTCGGCCTATCGCGTCAAGCGCCTCGGCCGCGCAATGAAAGTGAACGCGGTAGTTGTGCCCGTGGAGAAACCGGCATTTGTGTTCGTGCCCACAGACCCGATGGCCGGCAGAAAAATCGTGGTAACGCGACGCCAGGTGTTTACCCCTCATAACCTTGTCCCCGTATTACTGACATGAATTCCGCCCGCGCTTTGGCGTCCTCTTTGAAAATCCCGCGCATGACCGATGTCGCCATTTCGACCCCCGGTTCCCGGACACCGCGCCACGACATGCACAAATGCTGGGCTTTGACCACGACGGCGAGGGCGAGCGGACGGACGCGCGTTTCGATCTCGTCGGCGAGTTGCACCGTCGCCTCCTCTTGAATCTGCGGCCTCGACATAACCCACTCAGTGAGGCGATGGAATTTAGAAATACCGATCACGCGCTCGCCCGGGATAACGCCGATCCAAGCCCGGCCAAGGATCGGAACCAGGTGGTGAGAACACGCCGAGCGCACGGTGATCGGCCCGATCGTGTAAAGGGTATCCAGCGCCTTAGCATTCGGGAAATCCGTTATCTTAGGCGGCGGATGAAAACGCCCCTTGAACACCTCGTCGACATACATCCGGGCCACGCGCTCTGGCGTCCCCTCAGTATTGTGGTCGTTCTCGTAGTCGATCCGGAGCGCGACGAGGAGGCTTTCAATTGCAAGCGCGACATCGTCTTTGATGTCCGCACGGTCCTCCTCCGTCAACCCAGGGATGTGATCGTTGGCGACAGTGCCGAGAAAATTCGGAATCATGGTTGTCCTGCTCGTTGTCGATAGGCGATGAACAGGGCCGTGAACAGCACGCCCCCGAAAAACTTGGCCCCGGCTTGGCCCGCCGCAAGCGGAGCGGAGATCGCGCCGAACGCGACCACCGGGAAGATGAGGGAGTCAAGGACGGCGGCCGCCGCGTTTGAGGCATTCATCCGGACAACCCGCCCTTGACAAAACAGCCGGTGGAAAACGGCTGCGTTAACGCTCAGCGAGACCGAGAAGGCCGTCACGGAGGCGGCGGCGATTCGAACCGCCTCCGCGTTTATAGCGACCGTTACCAGACCCCCGGCGAGGATGAGTCCCAACATCCCGACCCACTCCCGACCCGCGTCGCGCCAGCGCTCGTGGAGGATGTCCCGCGCCAGCATTTCGAACGGCACCAGGGCGAACGCAGTAAACGGAAGCGCCGAATACCCCCAGCGTTGGACCGCAAGATTCGCCGCCGCGATAGCGGCCAGCATCGCCGAAATTAAAACGGCGTCGCCTGTCAAGGTATGCTTGACACCCTTAGCGTTTTCGATGATCCTAACCCCACTGAAACAAAAACCGAAACCCAAGCCCCGGAGGCCGAAAATGTTGACCAACGCCCTGATCAAAACCGCCGATGATCTTCTGAAATCCGCCTTGGTGGCGAACGACGATTACGCCATCATCGAGGAGTCCGTCGCCGACGATGAAACCGGCCGGGTGCTGTACTTCACGGACCGGGGCCGTTGCTACGAGGTGAACCCGGTCTCTGGCGAGATCACCGTCGTCGAGCAGGACGAGGATGACTTCATCGACTGACCCGCGCGCCCACCTCGTCGTCTTCCCAAACCTCGACCGCCGCCCGGCGGCCGGGGTATTTTTCTGTTAGGTCGTTTAGTAGCTCCCGCGCCATTTGCTCGCACGACATCCCGCCCAACTCCCCTTGCGCCGCGTTTTCCCGGCACCATTCGAGGAGATCGTGAAATTCCGTCTCGCGGTCAAGGTGCCCGACCGTCAGTTCAACCCGCCAATGAAATTTGTGCCGGTGCCGGCTCGCCAGATACACCCTGTTAGGCGTCGCCCCCGGCCAGCGGTGGAAACCCTCAAGCTCGAACCGGACCATGATTGTGCAGACCGTCATAGATCCTCGCCTCGCGCCTCGGCGGCGCGGTCCGCCCACGAAGCGGCCAAAAGCGAATACCGAAAGGCGGAGAGCCGCAATGCCATGTCGGCCCCGTTCGGCCCGGCGGAATCCCCCAACGCGTAAATGTACCGATCAGGCAGGATGCCGACCGCGGCGCTGTCCGAGTAGACCTTTGGTGAGGCCCACCTCGTCGAGTGGAGCCACGTCGAGCTGTCGCAACTTTCGGCCGGATAGGCATTGACCAGCGAGCCGGGCGAAACGCCGAGGTAATGGACCCATAGGCCCGGATGCGCCCGCCGGTGCTCCGCGACCCCGTGCATAATCGCCCGCCGCGTCGATTGCGACGCCTGTACCAGCGTCCCGATGCAGATACGCTCGTACCGCTCTGCCAGTTCGTGAAAATAGTCCCAGCCGTCGTTAAGCGCGTGGAAAACCGGAATAGGCCGAAGCCCCTCCGCTTCGAGGGCCTTGCGCGTCTCCCGCTTCACCGCTACGCCCCCGGCGTCCAGTTCCGTATACCCCCACAAGCGATCCCCGAGCGCCTTCGTGATGCGCACATAGTTGGCGTAAAGGCGAGCGTAACCGTCAAGCTGTGTCGGATGAACCTTGAGCGCCTCGTCCATCGTCATCAGGTGCGCTCTGGCGTGCTCGTTGGTTAGATTGAAAATGCCCGAGTCGAGAAACACCCGCAGGCCCGAATCCACCACGTCCGAGAGCACCTCAAGGCCCCGGCCGGCCGGGATCTCGTTCACTGCGATCAGCGCGTAAGGGTGAAGCCCCTCGCAGATTTGCAGCTTCCGGAGGCTGCTCGCTAAGAAATACACCGGCGCGTCGTCGTGCGACCACCGGCCAGCCGTGCGTTCTCTCACCCCTCGCCCTCCTCGCCGCCGTAGGTGTCCTCGAAAATGTCGACGATGTACCCCGCGATGACCGGGTCCGGTTGCACAAGGAGGCACCGCTCGCCCCGGAGTTTTTCCGCCGACAAGGCGAAAGGCCCTGGATAGGGGAGAAAAACCATGTCGTCGTCGAGCAGTCCGCGCCACGCCGCCACGCCCCGGAAAACAGGGCCGCAAACAAGCGTGTGGGGACCGACAGAGAGGGTATCCCCTTGCTCGACCTTTGTGCGCGGCGGATCGACGCCGAAATCCATGAAATTGAGCGCCTTCTCGCCCCCCTCGCCCGGCTCCTCGTCCTCGCCCCCGTTCCAGCCGTCGAGAAACTCCCCGACTTCCTCGGGGCTGAATCCCGTCAGCTCCATGTCGAAGCCCTCGTCGTGGAGATCGGCGATCTCCGCCGCAAGGGCCTCCATGTCCCATGGGGATTCGGCCAACTTGTTGTCTGCCAGGATGTAGGCCCGCGCCTGCGCGTCGCTCAGATGGCCGAGGACAATAGCGGGGACCTCGCTCAGCCCCAACAGTTCCGCCGCCATGACGCGGCCGTGGCCGGCCAGGATCCCGCCGTTCTCGCGGATCAGCACCGGCGCGGTGAATCCGAACTCGCGGATGCTGGCCGCGATCCGTTTAACCTGCTCCGGCGGGTGCTCTTTAGCGTTGCGGGCGTAAGGGATCAGCGACGCGATGTCGCGCAACTCCACATGATGCGAATCGGCCGTCATTGCGCATCCTCCCCGACATACTCAACACGGATCGAGAGGCCCGCCGTCGGTGCGCCCACGGTCGGGCCTAGGGCGTTACTCAAGCCCCAAGCGTCCCGTTCGAGCGCGTGGACGTTTTTAATCGCCTCCGTGCTGATCTTCCAAGCCTTGAGGTCCTCGAAGGCGAGCTGTTTGTCCTCTCGCGTTTCCGCGCTCCTGTGG